CCTATAATTTATATAAAAACAATTATACCAGGAACCATAGGATGGCATTTAGATAGTAATTTTAAAATAACAAAGGTTAAATTTGTATCATATTCGTATCAACAACCGTATGAAAATCTTGTTGTTAGTGTAGCTTATTATGATACTCCAGATAATCGATGTGAACAATTTTTACTTGATAGTGGATCGTTTGTTTTATTCCCAATATCACAAGAAGTAGTACCTGGGTCTGGAGATGGTGTTGTTGGAACAATATTGTCACATGTATTATATGGAAGTGACTTAATCAATGATGGTAATTATTCAGTTACTTATCAAATAGATCAAAGCACACGAAATAATAATCCTGGTGTGCAATATCTTTTATCACTTGGACACGAATATCCACAATATGTTTCTCTAGGAGCATCGACATCTGAGGAATCTCCATATGGTTCATCACCATTTGCTATTACTGGATTGACATTCGCTGGAATTACTGGAATCACTGGATCTTCTGGTATTACTGGAAATTCTGGCCCAATTGGAGCCTGTGGATACGGTCCTACTGGTGCTACTGGATCTGGAATAACGTTCTTCTCATATGTTAGTTCTAAGGTAAACACAGTATACATAGACGGTTCCGTCAGATCTTCAGATGAAATTACAATACTTCCTGGAAATTATAGACTAGGAATAACAGGAACAACCAGTGGAAACTTCTCTCCTCTGGCATCATCAGAGATTGTTTATAATGTCACAGAGACATACGATGGATTAGCACACTCATCGACATTCCCAGTAGCAACTAGATTAAACTTTAAGAATATAAAGACCAATTCATCTCCATTTGTCGAAATTAAATATACTGGGTTACCTCCAAATGGAACTGAGCCGTCAGAGACCATAAAGGTCACTTATGATGTCTATAACTTAGGAACCACCAATATTACCGGAGGTCCTTCACGATCTTTGGTTGTGAATAACCCAGGAAATATTCAGTCTGGTCTCACAGGAACGACATATAATATAGAACAGACCTCTGTTGGATTTGGGATATTAAATGGAGCCGAACAGTTAGTTGTTCTAAATCCAATTAATTTTCAATCAAATAAGATACAGGCGTGGATTATAGATCCATCAGTTGGATCTGTGTTTTACCTGAAAGATTATCTAAATATTCTTTCAGATGTTAATGAATACGTTTCTGGTCATCATATAATGATCAAGAAAGATGTAACAACAAATTCTACCAAAGCATTTACTGTAATTTTACCCGATAATTTTAATATATCAACAGAACCTAATAGACTATATTATTCAACATTTGATTCTGTATCCGATATAGTTAATGATAATTTTAAAGTAATTGGAGCAACCCTAGCATTTAAATTTGTATTTGAACCAAATGTAATATGGCAAACTGGATCATATTTTTGCCCTTCTGCAAAGTATGATGTTATTAATTTCATATCTGTTGGTTCAAGATATATTGGCATACCTGCACAATATAATACTAATTTAGATAGGGTTGGATCAATAACCGATCCTATACTACTAAATGAGACTAATTATCCATGTCTTCCAGCAGATTTAGATACAGCCTATAGATTGACATACAACAGCATTTATGGTGTGTGTTGTAATACTGATTGTACTTGTGAACTTGGATATAATTCTGATTGTCTTGGATACTTCTATGAGGGAGTAACCTGTGGTGGTTCTACCGGAATGTGTTCCAATATAGGAGCCTGTTGCCTTTATTCAAACACACAGAATATTGTGGTTGATTGTCAGGAACTTACATTCTGTGATTGTGCATCTATAGCATCAGAAACTCAATTACAATATAAATGGAACCCATTCACAACCATAAAGAAATCGTGTTTGGATTTCAATTGCTCTAACACAAAAAATGATATAGGTGCGTGTTGTGATGGTAATGGGGGTTGCTCCGAGACATCATCTGATAACTGCTACAATTCAAAAGGTTTCTTTCAGGGTGCAGGAGTTAACTGCTCAACCTCAGAAAATCTTAGTGTGTGTGTGGATGGCTTTGGTGGATGTTGTGATTCTGGTATAACTTGCTCTGCAGGTATAACTGGATCCAATTGTTTAGCAGAATTTAAATCATATTTTGGTGATGGAACTACATGTGGAACCTTTGTCTGCTCTGCGGCAGATATTCCATGTTATTCTATCATAGAAAATCTATTATTATCTCCTGGAGCAGAATATGATGGTGGTGTTGTCGTTGGAATATTCAATCCAAATCGAACCACATGCTTTGGATCTAATCTATTCGATGGCTCTATAAGTTCCTTTGGAACATTAACTGGAACTACACTATCCAATGGTGTTGAATATAAGTCGAATTATGACTACTCTGGGTATGGAATTGATCCAGTCAATGTGTGCGATTCTGATGGTGATTCTTATATTGTTCTTATATCACCACACCCAGTAAATCTTAACGATGATGACACCTTGGTTGATGGTTCGTCTAACACACATGAATTTATATGGTCAAATGGATCGGTTGCATGGGGTCCACTAGTTAATCTAGGAACCAATGAAGTTGATGAGTTTACTATTAATAATCTTTCATACAAGGAAGGATATATTTATGACTCAGGAAATACTGCGTCAAGTCAACTAAGCCTATATGGCAACAGCTTCCTTACATGTTCATCCGCTAGATTCGACACCTCTGCTACAACTTTCTTAGAAAATAGACCAACTCAGTCTATGATTGGAAATTGGACCAGAAACTATGGACTCTATAATACGATAAGACTTGTTGGAGCAGAGTACTTTTATTATAATATTGGAGTTTCAATTGATGGGGCAACAATGGCAAACTATACCCCTGTAAGTTCCGAGATTACGGCTGCAAGAGCCCTTTCAATTTACAATAGAAATAAGTCTACTGATGATGTAAATTCTACCATTTGGTTTATCCCAAGTATAGATGAGCTGGCATATTTGGCCAATCAGTGTAGAAACACATCTGAATTTAATATAAACTCTCGTTTGGTTGAATTGGGCTATACCCCCCTACATGGATGGCATTGGTCATCTACCGGAGCATTTAATCTAACAAACAATGAGGGAATCAAGACTTCCTCTGGAATAACCCATGGTTCTGATTGCTGGGCAATTGATGTTGATGTTGACGGAATATCTGATAATATGGTAATATCTAGAGTTCCAAGAACAAACCAACACAAGGTTAGACCAATAAAGTTGATCAGATGTGATAAACAAAAATATTCCAATACAGACGAAAATTTTAAACTTTGGCAGGTTCCGATATTATCAGAATCAATTATAAATAATCAATAATGAGTGCATTTCCAAGAAGTTCTATAATCCCAGTATATGGTACTATTTTAATAGGACCTACTGGTGCTACTGGTACAAATGGAGTAACTGGTTCAACAGGAGCCACTGGAAACGCTGATGTTGGTCCATATGGACCAACTGGGCTTGGAATAATATCAGCCGCATATTTAAATTCTGGAATAACATTCACCCTTACTGGTGGTAAAACCAAGTACATTCAATTTCTTGGATCAACTGGTGTAAGTTTCATAAACGGAGTTCCTCAATCAGTGGTGATAGGACGAGGATTGACTAGTGGTACGGTGTCACTTCACGGTCATTCGGTTTTATATAGCTTTGTAGATTCTTTTGTTAATAATAATAAGGTTGTGATACAACCAAACTTTGTCGGTTCTGATCCAATAAACGATGAGTTGGCCTTAAAGATACGAACCTTTGAAGCCAACGGTCCAGCACTAGTTGGAATAAGCACAGACGCATCATACATCTACCTTGTAGGCAAAACATTTACTAATAATAGAGTTGGTAATACCGGTGAGATATTATATAAATCTGGTTCTGTCATCTATGCAATAGATGGTTCAGTGTATACTTCTGGAACTGGTGGACTCCTTAGTGTTGATATGGCCGCAGACCGCCATCCAATACACAACAATCAAAACGTAAATGCACCAACATATGATTTTTCGGGTCAAAATCTTCTTGGGCAGACAGGTGTTACTGGATTTGCATTCTTTAATGTTGATTATGGCAACTTCTATATCAACAATGATAAATATCAATTAACTGAGTCTACTAGAAAAGCAAATACTACTCTATATTTGGGTGTGACTGGTTCTGATACTTTAACATTCAAATTCCCAGAAATAACATTCAGTCAAGGTGCTTCATTTACACCACAGGCTCTAACTTCAGAGAATTTCGGATCTTGTTGTTTCTGTCAGAGTGATACAACAGAAATCAACTGCATGGACTATGTTAGTGAATCTTACTGCTCCAATGTGGGGGGAAGTTTCAGTACTACTGCATGTTTGGATAGAATTTCATCTGGTGATTGTTATGCAGAGGGAGCCTGTTGTGTTAACGGAAAGTGCATTAACTCATCAATAGAGAAATGTCTACAGTATAAGGGAACATTCTTTCCTGGAGAGATTTGTGCTGCCGGTGGAAATAATTCTTCCAGTTTTACTTGTCCAGCTACATGTGTCAGTTCAAACCCAGCTTTAGGAAAGTGTTGTTTTAGAGGGTTCTGCTTCGATCTAACGGCACAGGAATGTTCTTCTTTTCCGGGGTCCGTGTTTTCAGCAGGAACATGTACATCAAACACAGATGCTGAGTGTTGTGCTGCAATTAGTGGAGCCTGTTGCACCAGACAAACTGATGGTGAATATACATGTACTGATAACGTTCATCCGTCAGCTTGTACTGGAATTTTTCATGGTCCTGGATCAAATTGTTCTGAAGTTGAATGTTGTGGAAGAAATTTCATTGAGACATATTTTAATGAGTCTGTAGACTGTAAGGTTACAAATAATCAGCCGTGTCTTCCGATAGGAACAAAAATGGGTGGTGGTTACCTTGTAGGGGTCATAGGAATGCCTTCCCCATGTTCATCATATGGTAATCCTCTGACTGCATATGGTCAACCATTGGCCTGTAGAGTCTATCCAAGAGGTAATGTAACGGGTCCAAATTCGTATTATTGGCCGTTCAAGAATTGTGGTGGATCTAATGGAGCCAATTTAGGAACTTTTGGTGCATATGCAACAGATGTGAATTTTGAGTATTTTATTAGAACTAAATCATCTACCACAATGGATTTAAATTATTTTAATAATGCTCTTAAGAGATGTTTGTTAAAGTATGGTACTCCTTATATTCAACAAACAGTTACCGATGTAACCACCATACAGGGAGTATCCACTACAGTATTGTGGGGGGATAATATTCAATATGTTGGTTCGGCTGACTATAATTCGGCCAATGGAACCTTTGCATATCCAATAGGAAATGATGTAGCCGATCTAAATTATATTATATCAGAGAAACTCTCAACAAGTTCACCACTATATAAGTATCTCGCAAAGCAACACTATGGTGAAAAATCCATACACATGCTATGGGCACTAATTGTTGCTCCAGAGGATGCATATGATGAGCAAAATTTATCATGGGGTATGGAAGAGGGAAGAGCAAGAATTGGTAGCTATAATAGTGAACCAATAACGACATTTGGTGTTGATGGTCTTCTCTCAACCAGAATTTTTGACGAATCGTCTAAAGAAAATCCAAAACTGTGGTTCAGAGATGTAAATGGGGTATCTGATGCAAAGGCATTTGATAGATTCTGTTTTTATAATACAGCAAATATTTCAAAAAGAAGTAATTGGAATTTCTCAGTAGTTGAGTCTGCTGTAGAAAGTAATATCAATACCTTCAAATCAAAATATTCAGAGATGTGGGATGTAAATAATCCTCAAAATAGCTGCACAAAACAAATATCAATACTAAACCAAAATTCTTATGGTGGATACAATGATTGGTATATCCCATCAATAATTGAATTAAATTATATTTTTGAAAATAGACAAGAACTTAATAGTGGAATTCTTCTTGGGAATGGATCTATTCTAAGTACCACAAATTACTGGAGTTCTACTAGCATTCCATATCTAAAGAGTTGGAGTGCTACCAATCATCTTGATTATTCTAGTTATTCTCTACAGGAATCTCCAAGTGCTCTTAATAAAAATCAGAAATATAGATTTATTGCTTCAGATTATTCTGGTCTTAACAACAAGACTGCATATGAACTCTCAATAGCCGTTGCCGCTGGAGAGAACATGTTAGTACAGGTATTTGACAATTCTGAAAATTCTGGTCTGGTTCAATCTATTAATAGAAAAACTGGGGTAGGAAAACTTAGACCAGTTCGCAGAATACCAATAATCGTTGGATGTGTTGATGATAATATAGAAGCAATTCTGGAAGATACTGATTTTAGTCAATGTAATTCTTGCCCAAGTGGATGTACACCAGAAATTTAAGAGATAAATAATATTATGTCTAGCAGCGCAATTGGATTTACCACATTATCATCTGGCCCAGTGGGACCTACTGGTTCAATGGGACCTACTGGCCCAACAGGACCAACTGGATCAACTTTCGGGGCAACAGGAGCAACAGGTCCTCTTGCACCACACATATCAGATATTTCATTTTATGGAGCAGGGGCCACGGTTCTTCTTTCTGATGGAGTAGAATTAACTGTTCTAGGTGCATTTGGTGGACTTACGGCAATAGAACACACAACCGTTGATGTTGTTGATCGTTTAGCTGAAAATACAGATGTAACCACCTTCTCATTTCTGCAGTCTGGAAATGGAACTAGCTCCTTTGTCATGAAGGGACTCTCGGCTTCTGGGTCTTTGGTCATAACAGAAGATTCTGAAGCAATTTATATCAATTCAATATACACCCCAGCAAGTGGAGCCGCAGACTCTGCGTCACTGACTGATAATACATTAATATACCTCAAAACAAGTAATCAGATTTCTAGCACCACCATAGGAATTACCTCTGGTACATTTTACGATGGTGTGTTGAATTTTGAGAGATCTAGTTCTCCTCCTAGTTTTTCTAAGATACTTCCAAGAGCAAAGGTAAAATATGTTGCTCCGACACATAAAACAGATTCAGCACAACCTGTTGTATTGAATCTTGATGATGCTGGTTCGTTCTATATCAGAACACCTAACGGAATTTCAGCATTCAATGGAACATTTAAGCCAAGTGAAATTGTATCGTTTACTCTTATAACGGAGAGTGATGATATATGGAATTTCCCTGCTAACACATACTTTGAGGATGGTGAAAATTATCTGACATGTGGTAAGTCTGTGTTGAATATAACATCATTCGACCAAGGAGCCTCATGGTATGCAGTTGTCGCTGCCAGAGGTGTTGATACAACAAAAGAAACATGTGAACTCAGAGGTTTGTTTGGATCGTGTTGTTATTCTGGACCTAGTGGTCAGAATTGTTTAGACTATTCCTCAAAGAATCAGTGTGATGTCTTATCAGGAACATTTAGCCCACTACAATCATGCAATTCCGCATGTGGTTCAACATTAGGTGTCTGTTGCTCAAATGGGCAATGTATTGAAAATACAAATTATGCTGAATGTATTGCTTTTGGTGGTAATTTCTTGTTTGGTGTTACCTGTGGATCATTCGGAGCAAATCCCAATGGAACAAACTTACAACGTCTGTGCTTTGATGAATGTCTTGGAACAAAGGTATCGTGCTGTAAGAATGGCGAATGTCTTGGTGATGAATTTACCAAGATAGAATGTGAAGAAATTTTGGGTGGGTTGGCATTTGCTGGTCCATGCTCTGATGTAGATTGCTGTGTGCAAAATATTAAGGTTGGAGCATGTTGCAAAGATGCAGCATGTACTCAAAAGACACTAACCGAATGTAATGCTTCTGTTGGAGTATTCATGGGTGCTGGAGAGATATGTGAAAGTGTTAACTGTGCGTGTATAGGAACACCTGGCCCACCATTATATGGTACTTGTTGTAAGTGTAATGGTGAAGCAATTGAATGTAGTATAACATTACAGGGTGAGTGTACAACTAATATATGGACTGCCAATGAAAATTTAACCTCTACTAGTAGCTGTCCTTCGGAAAGTTTTTCAGACTGTACTTCACTTCCACCTGCTATATTAAACTGCGTTGGTGAACAAGGTACATGTTGTTATTATGATGTCGATTCAGAACAAACTGCCTGTTATAATACATCGAATACAGTATGTGATAATTTTAATGGCGTATGGACTCAAGGAGTCCTGTGTTCGTCTTCGCAATGTGATCCATGTACATCATGCCCAGATAAGGGTGGACCTTGTCCTGATTGCCCTACTCCTATTCCTGGGATATGCTGTAATTGTGCAGATCCTATCACACCATGTATACAAATAGATGATATTTCTACGTGTCCCCAAGGATATACTCCTACCGCAACTTCTGCTGTTTGTATTGATGATCCATGTAATTGTATCTCTACAGGGGACTGTGAGAGTATTAGAACTGAAGAACCAACCACTCAATGTGTTGATGTGTCTACCGATACAGAACCATCGACTATATCTAGAAAAAATACAACAAGTGCATACTCAACTTCGACAGATCTATATGATAATACGGCTGGTAACATACTAAACACACACGTATCCTTAAATTCTATGGATTATTACATTGATGTAACTGGTCCAGGATTTCATACAAGTGCTGATGGTAATGATTTACAATTTTGTTTTTCTATTGATACTTCAGGAATGACTGAACATACAACTCAAAAGCATTCATTTAAATTATATCTTTTAAGAACATGGTATCCTAAGAATTTTGCTAGAAATTATATGGCAGAGTTTAATCTAACATATAGAGATGTGGATTCTGGAACAGATTTTCCTGTGACTTCAACAACAAGTGACGAAGCAAATGAACTTAGTACAGCTGAGATTAGTTATTGGAATACTATTAGTGTTCTATATCCAGATTATGATGGAGACTATAATTATCTTCCGTATGGATATTTGAATACTTATATTAAAAATAATGGGCAAGACGCTTTTTATCATATAACAAACACAGACACCAACATACAGTTTAAAACTGATGATTTACGTAAAGAGTTGAATTGTCCGTTATATGGAATAAATTCTAGAGGAAAAGGAATATATGATGGTGGTTCTGTAGTATCTCATAATAATGGAAATTCAATTTCCTTGTTGAGTGGTTCTTCTGCTAAACTAAATAAAATATTAAATATTGATGCGGATAATTCAAATACTGGAAACGTATACCCAGCATATTATGAGTATCCAGGTTCATTTTCTCCAGAGAACTCAGCACGATATTATCATTCAGATGATATTGGATTACGGTATAGAAAAGTTACAACAAACACCGTACCGTCCTCAATGACATATTCAACAAATTATAATAAAATATTATATCAGGCTATTGATGCCCCAGCGATATCAGAAGGGTTGACTTATAATAACACATCATCCGCAGTCGTAAAATCACCATATTTACTGTTTACAAAAACAATACCAACTGATATTACAGATAACCAATTAAATCATACATTTACATATGGTGTAGATACATATAACACATATAAGTTTACTGGTTATTCTGACTTAGGTGTTAGTATCAGAACTACTGGATCAGTAACCCACACTATTACAGGAAATGAAAGTATTGGTTTTTATGCAAAAAATGCCATCCTAAATAATTTTTCTAATGGATGGGTAGGTAATAATATAGATTCGTCTACTGGAATTGGGCATCCATTAACAATGGATTATGCTGGTGATTATGTGTGGAGAAATAATTCTGTTGAACCTGGATGGACAGACACATTAAATGGTATTATTTCATCTCCTTTAAGAAAGACGAGAAAAGCAGCAATTATTTTGGAATCACCAACATTAACTAATGGTGGAACTGAGATAATCTATAGTAATGCAGGTGTTGGTTTATTTGCTTATAATGAGTTGCAATTTACAGAAAAACAAGTAAATGGTGTATTTGCGGATCCAAGAGGAAGTGAAAACCCAGCAATCACAACAATAACCTCAGAGTTATCTTCCAACGGAAATACCAAATATAATTTTTGTGTTAAACTAAAAAATTATAAACAATATATGGTGACGCAGGAGTTAATAGATGCAGAACAAAAGAACCCAACCGAGCAGTTACTTATTCCTTCAAATATTACAGAACCTAATGAATTTTACCATAGATTTGTAAATCATATCAATAAATTGCGTATGGTTATTTTTACTAACGCACACGAACCTACTATGATTGGTATAACCTATAGTAGTGCTGACCTGTTGGGAACGTCCACAAATACTGATAAATCTTTGGTGAAATTATCTGAATCATATCTTGGTACAGAATTAGATATTAATTCTGGAACTTTGAGTAATTCATATATTTTGAGATTTGGTGCACCTGATAGATGTGATCCAACTCAAGGTCTACCAAATATCTCACCTTGTGTGTGTTCTCTAGAGGCTCCAAATTATGTATCCAATTTTTATTGTGTAATACCATATCTGGCCGCATGTCATGGTATGTATTTTGACAACAATTATTGTGGTGATAAAATTATTAATACTAATTTTGGTAATGGATTAGGATCACAAGAAAAATGTTCGTGTGGTGGATGTGTTCAAGGGGAAGAAAGTATTTCTTGGCAAGAAAACTGTGCATATAGAGCATACCCATTTGTTTCGGTAGAAGATTTTGGACAAGTCGGAGAGAAACCGCCTTTTGGGTGCTCATGTAAGGGAGAATCATTTGTCGCCGCTGCTCCATGTCCAACTTCTACTAATCCTTGCTCCACCGTTGCAGGTGGATGTGATAGGTGTAGTGACTTTTCTCCTGGTGCACTAATAGAACCTATACTTGAAGAATTTCGCTTAAGAGGAGTTATAGCAATATATGATTCTGTTAAAAATAATTTTATTATACGAATGAAGCGAGTTACTATACGTGATGATGATGGTGCTATTACACTTTCAGGATATTATGATGGAATAAATCATTGGAATGCAAGTGGACTTCGTTATGGTGGTTGTGATGACCCGGTTTCAACTACTCCAGGAGGATCAGCCAATATATTCTTTGGAAGATTTACAAATTGTATGTTACACAGATGTATTTTTTCTGATAAATCATGTAATTATGGATCAACAAGTATTGATAATGATTTGATTACAGCATATAATAACATATTCACAGCCGGACCTCAAAATAGAAGTTGTGTTGGTTTTGGAGTTAGTGATTTATTGTCAATATATCCTATTCCGGAATGCCCCGGAGGTTGTCCAGAAGGCTCTTTCGATTCAACATTCAAAAATAAGAGTATTCCTGTTGGTGATGGAACATTTGTTTGTATTTCTCTAGACTGTTCAGTTATTGATTCTACCCTGTACGAAGATTGTAGCCCATCATGACATTACAATTCAGATCAAGAATTAAAAGTACATTTGATTATGGAACCGACATAAAGCAGGTTGGTAAGTGTTGTTTCTCAGATGGAACAAGTGAGAATATAACATTCCACGAATGTTTCTCTCGTTCTGGTATTTTCCTAACAGATCTTGATGCCCCATGCCCAACATCTGCAATAAAAGGATATTGCTGTGCATGTGCATATCTAAGCACAGAACAGAAGGTAGCAGCCATTAATGCCTTACCATACTCTACATCTAACACATTTTTCCGAAGTAATTCTTTTGGAATTCAACCGAATATAACTGAATGTGAATGCACTAGAATTGGTGGTCAGTGGAATACAATAAATGATTCTGTTACATTATGTCAAAAATCAGTTACTATTAATAGTGCAGAAACAACAATAGACGTTCGTATACCAAATGCATGTTGTTCATTGACCATACAGAATGGATCTGCTATTGGAGTTACATGTCAGCATGTATGTTCACCAAGAGAGTGTGCCAACTTAGCAATTATAGACACCAGTGGAGAAGATACATTTTATGATACCACATTCAATGTAAATATGGCCTGTTCAAAGGAAATAGTAGAAGGTGCTCCAATAGCATCATGCTCCAGCTCTGGTCTAACATCAAGAATGATATCATCATCAGATGCCTTTGCCGAAGATTCTTTGGGGCCATGCTATACTCTAGACACTGACACATTAGAGTATAGTTGCAATATAAAGCCAAGCTATTTATGTACTGGATATTGGGTAGATCCAATAACAGTTGATGCTGATGTTGCATACTGTGATCACGAATATGCTCCAAAAAATCCAACTAAAACTTCTGGATATCTAAATTCTACATCATACTCACAAGCAGAATTTAATGCTCTAGGGCTTTCTGTAGGTGATGAGTTTCAGGGTGGAATCTATATTGGTAACTTTTCACCAAAGAAGACGAATGCCACCTCATTCTCTAGAGTATATGGTGCATTAAATTTCTCGTCTCCATCGTCTACATTTGTAACTACATCAGATGAATCTGCTTATAAGTCATGGGCAATTATAGTTAATAAAACATACTTAAAGTCCCCTCTGGCCTATACTACAGACACGATATCATCTTTCACGACATCATACTATGATGGATATTTAAATTGTTATGGAGACTTATCCACAACAACTAAACTACAGACAAGAACATTAAACACAATTACAGGTAAGCTCAGAAATGGATTTATCGACTATTATGTTCCATCTATACTTGAGATGATGTTCTTGGCCGAGCAACATAGAACAAATTCTACTCTGTCTGATGTTATTGATCTAAATAATGTTTTCTGTTCAACCACATTTTTGACAGATAAGTACCTCAAATCATTCCCGAATGGGGAAAATACCTTCGATTCTATGAATCTATTGTACGGCCAGTCATTATTAACTGGAGAAAACTTTGGAAAAAATACTACTTTTAACCTAAATAGAACAGTGAACTTCATGTTGTTTAGGAGAATAATTTTAACATAAGGAATATATTATGGGTTGCAATTGCGGTAAAAATAAGAAAAATCAAAGTCCCGAGACACCAGCGCAAACTCCTGCCACTACAAATAATGCAGAGTTGATTAAAAATACTGCGCCACCAGAGTTTAGAAAGACTGACATCCCAGAGCAAAGTCTGGTAAAAAAAAAGATGTCAATGCTCCAAAGTTTCGCAACAGCAATATCATCAAGGGGAATCCAAGACAATAAAGTAAATAAGCCTATCAAGCAATTGAGAGTGCTTTCTTGCTTTGGTAATATGGATAGTGGTGGCGTTATGCCCCCATGTGAGCACCTGAAGGAGTCTACGACTCCTGGGAAGCACTTCTGTGGTGGTTGTGGGTGTGGAGATAAGGAAGGTACTTGGCTGGTCTCTGAGGGAGAAAAGTACTCCAAATTGGATTACCCAAAGCTTCAGTGCCCTCTTTCCATGCCGGGATTTACTAATTATAAGCAATCCCCAGAAGAAGAGGGTGTAGACCCAGTCACCAGACGGTGGTACATCGAGAATGTCATATCTTACACTGATATGGATAAGATTTCGGTGACTACTCACACAATACAACCAAAGACTCCTGATAAGCAATAAAAATTCTTTATAAATAATAAAGGAGTTTTTATGGCCGCACCAAATTCAAGAGATTCATTAATAGATTATGCTCTACGGACTCTCGGGTCTCCTGTTATTACCATCAACATTGACAGAGAGCAAACTGAGGACCGTCTTGATGAGGCCCTTCAGTTCTTTGCTGAATACCACTTTGACGGTGCAGAGAAGGCCTTCTTTCGATATCCTATGACTGCACAGGATATTGCCAACAAATATATTGATGTTGCTAATATAGGACCAACCAATGGTCCTGGTGGCGATGGACCAGATGGAAATGACATATTGACGGTTGTCAAGCTGTTTCAATTTGGATTTTTCTCAGGATCCAGTATGTTTGATATCAAATATCAGCTGGCCTTGGTTGATTACTTTGGTGTAAATACTGCAATGGGCAGCAATGGTTCAATGGGACTTGCAAACTATGCATCCACCAAGCAGTACATGAAATTGATTGAAGACTTTTTCTCACCAGAAAAAGCAATATCATTCAGTAAATCAACAGGAAGAATTCATATTGATGGTGATTTGACCGGTCTGAATCCTGGAGATTATTTAATATTACAGACGTATGCATTAATTGATCCAGAACAGCACACGGCAATATACAATGATAGAATTCTTAAGAAGTACGTCACGGCTCTCATTAAGAGGCAGTGGGGAGCCAATATGGCCAAGTATGATGGAGTACAGCTTCCTGGTGGTATAAGTCTTAAAGGGGCTCAGATCTACTCTGAGGCCGTTGCTGAAGTGGCACAGATAGAGAACGAATTACAACAAACCCATGAGCTCCCCGTAGATTTCTATATTGGTTGATTACTATGGCAATAAACCCATTCTTTGGTGATTTCAAAAACGAACAAAGTCTCCTAGACGAGCTTACTATCGAAACCATTAAAGCAACTGGTAGAGATGTTTATTATATTCCAAGAGAATATGTAAAATTGGATAAGATGTTTGGTGAAGACATATTATCAAAGTTTAGTTATGGTCATGTAATAGAGATGTATGTTCAAGATGTGTTTAAATTTGCTGGCCAGAGAGATGTTATTAACAAATTTGGAATTGATATTACTGATAGAGTAACTCTTAGCGTTTCTATAACAAGATTTAAGCAAGAAGTGTATAATCGAAATCCTGATATCAAGAAGCCAAGAGAAGGCGATTTGATCTATTTTCCACTATCCAAGAGTTTGTTTGAAATTAATTTTGTGGAAGATGAGCTTCCTTTCTACCAGCTTGGTTCATTGACAACATATACACTCACATGCGAGCTGTTCACATACTCTAACGAGACAATGGAAACTGGTATTACTGAGGTAGATGAAGTTGAGACTATGAGAAAAATGTATTTGACCAAGATCACACTTGGCAATTCTACAAAGGTCTACAATACCTTTCTTGGTGGAGATATAGTTTATCAGGTTGGTGGAGTTACAGGAGGAACCTTCTCAGCCGCTTCCTACACAGCAACAGTTGTTGACTTCTCAAATGGAGCCACAGATTATCTGTATGTCTCTGATGAAACAGGAACTCTGTTGTTTGGGGCTGCAACTCAAACCATCCTAAATAAAGCAGGTACTGTAGGATATTACACAATATCTGAAGAAGAAACCACGATCAATACGTCCAAAGACCCACACACAGAAGAATCTGCTGGGGATAACAAAGACTTTGATGTTCAGAAAAATAATACTGATTTGTTTGACTTCACAGAGACAGATCCTTTCTCATCTGGCAATTACTAGTTAGGATATTAATGTTTACTAAATTTGAACCATTTTACAACGAATCTATACGAAAGTCTGTAGTGGCCTTCGGTGCGTTGTTTAATCAAATTTATATTCAAAGAAAAGATGAGGATGGAGTTTCTTTGGAAACATCCAGAGTTCCTCTAACATATAGCCCAAAAGAGAAGTTCATTCAGAGACTGAAAAATGAAAGTAGCATAACCGACAATACACACATCAGAATGACTCTTCCTAGAATGGGATTTGAGATTACAAGTTTTTTGTATGATTCTCAACGAAAACTAAATCGAATGAATCAAAAAGTTAGCAATACTGACGGAACCGTCAGGAGTAGCTACATTGAAGTTCCTTATAATATAAATTTTGGGTTATATCTATTCTCTAGAAACTTAGACGACAATCTCCAGATTATTGAACAGATTCTTCCATATTTTGCTCCAGATTTTACTGTTACATTAAATATGAATTCTCTGAATAAAACAGTAGATGTTCCTATAATATTAAACAGCTTAAATATTGTTGAAGATTATGAGGGAGATTTTGATACTAGAAGGTCTGTAAATAGTGTTTTTGACTTCACTATGAAGTCATATGTCTATGGACCTATAAAAGAAGGAAGCACAGTTCTCATCGAAGATGCAAATGTTAATCTATACGATGGTGACACAACAGAAGCACCATCTATTCATATTTTTGATATTGGATACACTGGAAATTCCCAGACTATGAGTGGAATAACTTATTATGACAAACCTATCATCTGATGAAGAACCATCAGAAAAATTATCCAAAGCACTAGACATCTCCTTTGATCCATCTTCTATGATAGACCCCTCAAAGGCTATAAAAAGAGAAGCAAAGAAAATCAAAGTTGAGAAACTAGAAATTGATTTCACTATTGCTCGTTCAAATATGAAGGAGCTCATTGCTAATGGAATGAATGCTCTAGATGGAATTATGAAAGTTGCCGAGGCCAGTGACTCTCCTAGAGCCTACGAGGTAGCGGCACTCATGATGAAAACCATGTCAGATATAAACAAGGATCTGATTGGCCTACATGAGAAGAATGCCAACATGATGAAGGATAAGAGTACTAATATAACAAATAACTCAATTTATGTGGGATCAACATCGGACCTACAAGATATGATTAATAAGGATAGAGCGCAACACAGGAGACTTATTGATGGGGATGCACAAGCAGAATAAGCCTGGTTATTTTGGTAATATGAACTTAAAGCCTATTGGCTATAAGCACCAGTTTACCAAAAAGCAGGTCTCTGAATACATGAAGTGTGCCAAAGATCCTATCTATTTCGCAAAGAAATATGTAAAGGTTATCACATTGGATAAGGGAGTATCTCCATTCGATCTTTATTCATACCAAGAAGAATTGGTGAAGATAATGGTGAACAACAGATTTGTCATCGGAAAAATGGGAAGACAATCAGGTAAAACCACAACTGTAGGTTGTTGTTATCTATTGCATAAGATTTTATTCAATCAGAATATGAGTGTTGCTATTCTGGCAAACAAACTCAATACTGCAAGAGACATCTTGGGAAGAATAAAGGAATCATACGAACATCTTCCACACTGGTTACAGCAAGGTGTTGTTGAATGGAATAAAGGAACCATTGTTTTAGAAAATGGATCTAAAATTCTGGCATCTGCCACATCATCATCTGCTATTCGTGGAGGATCATTTAATTGTATTTCTGGTGATTCTATTGTTACAATAAAAAATCCAATTACTGGTGAAATTGAAGATATAAGCATATCAGATCTGTACGCAAATTCGTCTAGAATTTCTAAAAATCATAAATATAGTGATGAGAATGATAGAAAACAAATACAAGAAGTGGTACTTTTCGCTGATGGAGAAAGCTCAGACACGGACTCTGATAGGAGAAGTAGTAGAAAAACACCATATAATTCCGAGGTCTTTGGGTGGGGACAATACGAGGAACAATATGGTTATACTAACAATACGAGAGCATTTATTGGCTCATCGACTTCTTCCACACTTTTTGGAGGGGCACGACAATCTGAAGATGCGTTGTGCGTATTATCTGATGCTCAAGGGTCGTTGTGGGAAATGGGCGAAATTATCAATGATTTCTCTATCGGAAGCGAAGAAAAATTATTCCGAGGCTATGAGAATAATGCAAACCGGGAAAAAGTGTTCAGTGGAAACGAAGGAAAAAATGAGCAAAGCAAGTCTTGGAAAAAAGAAGAGCAAAGAACATGGAGAAAATATTTCTATGGGTCTAACTGGGAAAAAGAAAACCAAAGAGCATATGGAGAAGATAAACAAGAATCCAGTGAAGATAGCAAAAATGGCAGAGACACATCGTGGAATGAAGCGAAGTCCCGAATCGAAACTGCGAATGAGTTTGGCCGCGAAAGAACGGATCGCCCGTCAGGGTGGTCCATGGAACAAGGGAACAAAAATGAGAGATGGCAAGTACTTACACCCAAAGGATTTAAATCCTTTGAAGGATTAAGTAGAATACAAAACCAACCAACAATAAAACTTAAGTTTGCTGATGGTTCTAATCTTGTTTGTACGCCCGATCATAAAATCTCCACCTCTGTTGGATATATTTGTGCAGATAATCTAATAAATTCCCATCAAATAATAACAAAGATGGGTCGTACATGTCTAATAGAAAAATATGATGGTGATGTTATTGATGTTTATGATTTATTAGAGGTAGAAGACCTTCACGCCTTCTATGCCAATAATATTTTTGTAAAAAATTGCATATTTTTGGATGAATTTGCCCACATTCCAACACAGGTTGGTGAAGAATTTTTCTCGTCCGTGTACCCAACTATAACCGCAGGGCAGACCACACAGATGATTATCATTTCAACCCCTCGCGGATTGAATATGTTTTACCAGCTCTGGAAAGGATCAATATCCAATAGCAATGAGTATGTTGCATTTGAGGTTGATTGGAGATCTGTTCCACAATATCCAGGTGGTCCTCTAAGAGATGATCCATGGAAAGAACTACAGATTAGAAACACAAGTGAAAGGCAGTTCGATGCGGAATTTAATTGTTCGTTCATTGGATCTGCCAACACCTTAATTGAGGCTGAGAAGTTAAATGTTATGGCCTATGGAAAGGCCAAACAAAAAAATGGTGAAGGTCTGGCCATATATGAGGAACCAGTAAAGGGATCTGATGTAAACGGAACTGCTGACCGTCAATACTTTATGACGGTAGATGTCGCCAGAGGGCAGGGTGGAGACAATAGTGCGTTCGTGGTGTTTGATATCACCACAATGCCATTCACCATAGCGGCTCGGTTTAAGAATAATATTATTTCCCCGATGTTGCTTCCATCATACATCCAGTCGGTTGGAAAGAAATATAATAATGCATATGTGTTGGTAGAACTAAACGATCTGGGAAGTCAGGTTGCCGATATTCTACACTACGATCTATCATATGAGAATCTGATCAAGTCTGCCTACATGGGAATGAAGGGCCAGATTATAACAGAGACTGGAATGGGAGCCAAAAAGGTGGCTCTGGGTGTTAGAACAACAATCCCAGTCAAGAAGCTCGGCTGCTCGGTTCTAAAGAACCTGATCGAACAAGATAAATTATTAGTCAGTGATTCTGATATTATAGATGAACTTACCACCTTTATAAGTGACGGGTCTTCTTATGTCGCAGATGTTGGCCATACAGACGATCTGGTCATGTGTCTTGTCTTGTTTGCATGGGCAACTCGGCAGGACTTCTTTGAGGGACTAACCGACAGAGATGTCCGTGTTGAAATTTTTAATAAAGAAATAGTTGATATAGCAAACGAAATCCTTCCCATGTTCATAGATGACGGACATAATTCAAGTAGTGAGTGGGACGGAGAAGACATGTGGTTCGGAAAAAATGATAGCACGTTCGACAAATTTAAACCAAAAAACTGGCTCTGTTGAGTAAAAAGGTCCAAAAACCTAAAAAGAATATATAAAATAGAGAGAAAAGTATTAAGGAGAAAATATGCCACGACCAAATGTATCAGTAACAATATTGGATGAGTCGCTGGTTGTTCCTACATCAGAAGACACGTCAGCCACAATAGGAGCCATGGTTTCTGTTAGAGGTCTGAGTCTTTTCGGGAACACCGCAGAAAAAGCTCAAGGATTTTATCTTGTAAATGACGTTCCTAACTGGTTTTCGCGATTAAACACAGTAACACAAACTGAAAATAACCTAGCCGGAGCCAGTGGATTAACTTTCATGGCCGGATATCTAGGAGCAATTGGAGCCACTGCTTGGACGGAAGAATGGTACTCTGTATTCAACTTCCTTCAGTATGGTTCACCATGTTATGTTGGATTCAATAACTCTGCAGGTTCATCTGGATTTTATAATGTAAATACTGATGTAATCTTTGCTGGAAGTACACACGGAGAATCCCAGAACAAGACATTCTATAATTATAGAGTAAGTCAGGAATCTCCTGCGTTTGGTGTATTTAGTGTTCCTGGAATCACCAGTTCTGATTTGGATGTTAGTCCTATTACTACTTCCAGTATAACCAATACAGGTGGACTTTCTTCACCAGAATTTACATGTTATGTGTACGGAAGAAAGAACCAATTAAATGTTGCTGGAACAGCAGACACTCTAATTTCAACACTAATGGGTCCTGATGTTGCTGGATGCTTGTCCAGAACAGATAGAACCTCATATCCTTGGTTCTCTCCAGCAGGAGTTCGTAGAGGCCAGATATTGAATGTTGTTTCTCTTGTCCAGAATCTAAGCACGTTACAACAGGATAACTTGTATGATTTTAAAGTTAATCCAATTGTGACATTCCCAGGAGAGGGGACCATTCTTTTCGGAGATAAAACCTTTGCTGCGGCAACTTCTTCAATGTCTTCAATTAATATTTCACGCCTTGTAATCTATCTGAAGAAGCTTCTCGGGCCTTTGGCAAGAGGAATTCTATTCGAACAGAATGATTCTTTGACTCGAAATAGATTCAAGAATGCAGCAGACTCGGTTCTTCGTGAAATTCAGTCTGGTAGGGGTATAAGTGATTATAAAATCATATGTGATGAATCAAATAATACTCCAGAAATCATTGAGGCAAAAACCTTCGTTGCGGATGTTCTAATTAAACCAATCCCATCGATTAATTACGTCAAGATAACGATCACAAATAAAGATTTAAGTGACACTCTTTAAGATTCTATAAGGAGTAACCTACTATGGCAAACGGATTATCAGATTTCAGAAATAACTTTTTCGGTGTACGAACCAACAGATTCATGGTTAACTTTGCATTTCCTTCGGGAGTTGCAGCGGCCATCGATCCAAATATCGAAACAATTTACTGCAAGGCAACCCAGACTCCTGCATCGGCTATCGGTGTAATTCCTGTACTTTGGCAGGGAAGAACTGTTAAGTTCTCAGGTGAGCGTGTGTATGGCGATTGGTCTTTGGTTATATACGAGGCCGCAGGTCGCAAATCATCTCACAATCTCAAGGCTGGCTTTGAGCGATGGATCGAGAAAATGGATAAAAGAAACGAGCACACTATTAATTATAGTCTCGTTACTAACTGGGATATCTATTATGATGATATCTCGGCCAATAAAGAAGGTGCAGCAGGTCAAAGCCCATCAAACTACAGCAAGCATATTAAGATGATTAATTGCTTTCCTACTGAAGTTTCGCCACTTGACCTTTCGTATGATGTGGAGAATCAATTCGCAGAATTCACAGTAACAATGTCATTTGATTACTGGGAACCACAAACATCAGCCGCTGGAGCGTGATGGGTGGATGGACTATATAATGTATGGCATTTGAACTATTTGGATTTTCATTCGGTAAACGACAAGACGAACCACTATCCTCTGATATAGAGGATCAAAAGAACACGCCGTCCTTTGTTCCTCCGGACGATTACGACGGAAGTGTCGTGATCGACGGAGGTGGTTTTTTATCTACCGTACACGATTTTCATTCTCAACACAAGGATGAAAATGCACTTGTCCATCACTATAGATCCATGTCCCTCTACCCAGAGGTCGATATGGCAATCGAAGATATCATCAACGATTCTATTGTATTTGATGATAAAAAGAAGTGTATAACACTCAACCTTGATGAAATCGAAGGAATCTCAGATAATATCAAATTTAAGATATTAAATGAACATAAGAATATCTTAAAATTATTAGATTTTTCGAGTAAGGGATTTGAGATATTTCGCCGCTGGTATATTGATGGAAAGATATACTTTCATTGTGTGATCGATGTAAATAAACCAGACAGAGGTATCGTTGAACTTCGACCTGTAGATCCACTAAAGATTCGCAAAATCCGAAAAGTTGAACGAGAGAATAAGATTCTTGGTGGAGTTCAGATGCCCACAGTCAAGAAGGTTGAAGAGTTCTATGTCTTCACAGATCTTGATCCAGATTCAATAACTCCAACAGGAAATGTTGGAATGAAGATATCAGTTGACTCTGTAACTTACATCTCGTCTGGTCTTATAGATCATTCAACGAAACGAGTAATGGGGTATTTACATAAGGCAATCAGACCATTAAACATGCTTAGACAGATAGAAGACGCAGTGGTCATTTATCGTATGTCTAGAGCACCAGAACGAAGAGTCTTTTATGTTGACGTAGGTACTTTGCCAAAGCAAAAGGCCGAACAATACATGAAAGAATTGATGAACCGATATAGAAATAAATTGGTCTATGATCAGAAAACAGGTGAGATCAAGGACGATAGAACACATCTTTCTATGTTGGAAGACTTTTGGATTCCACGAAAAGAAGGAAGTAAGGGAACTGAAATCACCACACTTGATGGCGGTCAGAACCTTGGACAGATGGAAGATGTAGAGTATCTCCAAAAGAAGCTCTACCGAGCCCTCAATGTTCCTATCTCAAGACTTGAATCCTCTGGTGGATTTAATATGGGTAAGACATCAGAAATTACCAGAGATGAAATTAAATTCTACAAGTTCGTTGAGAGAGTCAGACTAAAGTTCTCTGGATTGTTCTTAGATCTTCTAAAGAAGCAATGTCTATTAAAGGGAATTCTTACTCATAATGATTGGGAAAGAATATCACAAGATATTATCTACTCATTCAATAAGGACTCATACTTCAATGAATTGAAGGATAATGAGATACTTCGTGAGAAGGTAGAAATGCTTAATATTCTTGCCAACTTTACAGGAACATTCTATTCAACGAGATATATTCGAAAGAATATCCTGAAAATGACTGATCAGGAAATGGATCAGATAGACCAGGAAATTGAAGTAGAAAGAAAGAAGCAAATTGAGCAACAAATTGAGGCTCAGGGAACCCTTCCCCCTGAAGAGCAGTAATGACGGTATATTTTTATAATAAAGACGAGCTTAAAACGGCCCTGAAAAATACAAGTAACAATGTGGTTACTGTCAGGTTCAAGACACATAAGAGTATAGACATCACAAAACCAATACTGAATAATATACGATATTTCGTGAAATCTGATAAAAAATTCATGAAAACTCTAATTTCTTCAGAAAATAACTTTATATTGTTCTTGTTGAAATTCATAAACCAATAAATAATACTACGGAGACATAAAATGAATAACTTAAACGAAGCTGTAATCAAACTAATTAATGAAGATGTTGTGGGTGGCCAGAAGCTAATCGAGCAAGAATTGTATTCTCGTTTGGGTCTTCTATTGGAAGAAAAACTCAAGGATTTCGCACCGAGTGTGTTTTCCCATAACCAAAAGGTAGTCTCTGAATCATCAGAAGATCTCTCAGAAACAAATCTAGATGAGGATCAATATGAGGCACTTCTAGAACAACTACAAGAAATTATTGACGAAATCGAAGCCGAAACAGGTGAAACATTAAATGAGACTCAAGTCGAAGAGATTGCTGAAATGCTCTTAGAAGAGTCCGATCCAGGAGATGAAGATGAAGACGAAGAAGAAGACGACGACATCGAAGAAGATTCTGACGAAGAAGAATAAAAAAGGAATTAAGAAAAATGCTTCTAATAAAAGAAAGCCTTGATGGAGATTGTGTGATTTCTGAGTCCATCGAGGATGGTAAGAAATCCCTATTCATTGAAGGAATCTATATTCAGGGAGACTCTGTTAATAAGAACAAGAGATTTTATCCTGTATCTACCCTACAACGGGAAGTATACAACTACAACCTCAACTATATTAAAGAAAACAGAGCCCTTGGTGAATTAAATCACCCCCCATCTGCGGAAATAGATTTATCTCGCGTTTCCCACAAAATCGTTAGGTTGGAGCAATCCGGTAACGACTTCATCGGAAAGGCTAAGATTTTAACATCTACCCCTATGGGAAGTATAGCTGAATCCCTTATCAAAGAGGGTGTAAAGATAGGTGTTTCAACCAGAGGTGCTGGTTCACTTAAGAATGTTGGGGCATATAATCAGGTTCAAGAGGATTATAAATTAATTGCTGTTGATATAGTCTCTGATCCATCTGCAAAGGACGCTTATGTTGTTGGTCTGCGTGAAGGCAGAGAGTGGTTGTGGAATGGGATGTTTGATGAAAAGCAGTTAAATACCCACAATAAAATTATTTCAAAAACGTCTAGTAAAAAATTAGAAGAAACGGCCGCAAGAATATTTAAAGATTTCTTGCGGTCTATCTAACCGTCAAAACATTAGTTTGTCTAAATAATATAGTTACATGGAGAATAATATGGATATTAAGAAGATTTTAAAGAAAAAAGCAGTCTTTGCAGCAAACGGTGCTGGGACTATGGCCGCCAACGGAGTAGAGCCACAGGACGCACCAGTCGTTGCTGGTGATGGTGATGCTGCTGCAAATCAAGCATCATTACGACCAGGTTCACGAACTGGAATGGCCCCTGTTGCCGAGGATGTTCAGTTTGATGTATCAGACTTTGCTGCGGCTCTGTTTGAGGGTGAAGAACTCTCTGAGAGCTTCCAGGAAAAATGCATCACCATCTTTGAGGCCGCAATTAATGAAAAAATTGCAATAATCGAAGCGTCTATGCTGGAAGCAGCAAAGACATTGGTAGAGGCCGAAGTGTCTCGCTCAGTATCCGTAATCAGCGAAGGTGTTGATAAGTATCTCACCTATGTCTGTGAAGAGTGGATGACTGAAAATAACCTTGCCGTTGAAACCGGAATGAAGAACGAGATCGTCGAGAACTTCATCTACGGACTCAAGGATCTCTTTGAGAACAGTTACATTGATGTCCCTGATGAAAAGTATAATGTTGTTGACGAACTATTCGAAGCCAACAGCGAACTTGAATCAAAGATCAATTCAATTGTCAAGGAAAATATCGATCTCAGGAACACAATTGTTGCCCACCAATGCGCCGAAGTCTTCGTTGAAGCAGCTTCGGGTTTAGCAGATACAGAAGTTGAGAAGTTGGCCTCCCTTGCAGAAGGAATTGAATTTGACTCTATCGATCAATATCGAGATAAGGTCAAGGTTCTCCGAGATTCATACTTTAATGGAACCGTTACAGAAACTGTTCCATACACCACATCAACTGTTCTGGGAGAAAGTGTTTCATCCAGTACTAGACCAATAATCGATAATAGTTCAGAAATGGACGCATATGTGCGTACCCTATCGGCTCAACTAAAGTTAACAAACAATAAACCCTCACTGTAAATTACAAGTTATATAAATAAAAATTAGGAGAAAGAGACAAATGGATTTTAACAACACTACACCTTACGATTTGCTAACAGAGAAGTGGTCGGCAATTCTCGACCACAACGATCTTCCAAAGATTGATGAACTTCACCGCAAGAGAACAACCGCTGTTCTTCTTGAGAACCAGAGCCGAGCACTTCGTGAGCAATCAGGAATGCTTTACGAGGCCCCAACCAACGCAATGGGTGGCAATTTTGCTGCGGCTCAAGTCGGAACAGCAGGAGCATTGGCAGGATATGATCCAATTCTTATCTCACTTGTTCGTAGAGCAATGCCAAACATTGTTGCCTACGATGTCGCTGGCGTTCAGCCAATGACCGCACCAACAGGACTTATCTTTGCAATGCGAGCTCGCTACGATTCACAGACTGGCCCAGAGGCCATGTTTGACGAAGCCGTTGCATCCTTCGCAGGTGCTTGTGGTAATACTGGTGGTGGAGCTGATGCTGCTGCTGGCATTACTGGCTATACATACTCTAATCCTGTTGCAGGAGCCACTACATGGACTTCAGGAGCCAACCGTGCAGGACAGTTTAACTTCTTCCGTGGATTCTTGACTGGTAGTGCAGAAAATCTTTCTACTGCTTCATCACTGGCATCCAGTGGAGGTGTTGCAACAGGTTTCCGTGAAATGGCCTTCAGCATCGAACGTGTTGCTGTAGAAGCTCGTACTCGCGCTCTCAAGGCCGAATACACCACAGAACTTGCACAAGATCTCAAGGCCGTACACGGTCTCGACGCAGAGTCAGAACTCGCAAACATTCTCTCAGTTGAAATTCTTAACGAAATCAACCGAGAAATCATCCGCGCAGTCTATGCTTCTGCCAAGGCCGGTGGACAACATGCTGATCTCACCACTGCTGGTAACTACGATCTTATCAGCGATTCAGATGGTCGTTGGAGTGCAGAACGATTCCGTGGTCTCATGTTCCAAATTGAACGTGAAGCCAACCAGATCTCAAAGGAAACTCGTCGTGGTAAGGGTAACTTCATCCTATGCTCGTCAGATGTTGCATCTGCACTCGCAATGGGTGGATTCCTAAACCTCTCACCAGCACTAAACAATCAACTCAACGTTGATGATACTGGTAACGTCTTCGCAGGCGTTCTCAATGGCAAGTACAAGGTCTTTATTGATCCGTTCGTTCCTGCTGGTGTTGATTTTGTCTGTGTCGGTTATAAGGGTCAATCCCCATACGATGCTGGTATGTTCTACTGCCCATACGTTCCGCTTCAAATGGTACGTGCGGTCGGTGAAAACACCTTCCAACCAAAGATTGGTTTCAAGACCCGCTACGGCATGGTTGCGAATCCTTTTGCTGGTGGTCGAGAGGCAAACGTCGGTCTCGGTGATGGTAAGAACACCTACTACCGTCTGCTTCGCGTCACAAGTCTTCACGGTAACGATTCATAATCTAGCCTAGATAGTCTGAATAAAACAGGGGGTTGACGAAAGTCAGCTCCCTGTTTCTTTATATAAATACTAATATGGGCTTTAACAACATACCAGATTCAGTTAAGGAATATTTGCCTGGTGATTTTCTCACAGATGCAAACTTTCAGCCATTAACAACTAATTTCTTAACAAATAATAAATTTATTTTTATATTGAATAGAACGCCTACAATGACATACTACTGCCAGAGGGCAAATATTCCATCAGTAACAACTGGTGTATCTATTCAGGCAGTTCCACAGGCCGTACAGATGCAAAGACCAGGAACATCTGTAAATCTTGAGGATCTACAGATAGGATTTGCTGTTGATGAGAATGTTGCCAACTGGTTAGAGATATTTAACTGGATTAAAGATATAACTCTATATGGAACTTATGTTGAAATATTAAAAGAGAAGCAAAAGGTATGTGATGCTTCACTTATAGTATTGAATAATGCCTATAGACCAATACTGCGTTTTACTTTTTACGATGTGTTTCCAAACTATTTAAGTGGGCTTGATTTTGATTCGACAATGCCAGATACAGACAATATAATTGCATCTGTGAATTTCACATATTCGCATTTCAATGCCGAAACAATTTCCTGATATATTATGAATTTAAATGAAATTAAGATAATGGTCGAGGAAGATCTATCCATAGATTCCACGGAACTTGGTAAAGAATCTCTTCGTTCTCCACAACTTCACAACAAATGTCTCTGCTTCTTAGTAGATGAGAAAAATATATTACACTCACTTGAGTCATATATCACTATTCTAGAAAAAGATAAGTGGCTCTATTACACTGGTAAAATGAGTATAGAACAGCTGAAGCATCATGGATGGGATCAATTCGATCTTGCTATTCTTAAACAAGATGCAGAAAGATTTATAGATTCTGATCCAGAATACTCTTCTAAACTTTTAAAGATTAAACAGCAAAGAGAAAAGGTTAACTATCTTGAGAATGTTGTTAAATTGATGGGGAATAGAGCATGGAGTATTAAATCTGCTCTAGATTGGATCAAGTTTACTCAAGGAATTTCATGATAGAGATCGAAAAACTAAATGAAAGTATGTTAAAGGTGCATTGTGATGACGATGTCGCCAAAGAACTTTCTCAGTTTTTCACATTCAAGGTTCCAAATCATGAGTTTGTTCCATCTTTCAGAGCAAAAAGGTGGGATGGAAAAATACGATTGTTTAATCTTGCCAGTCGAACAATATATGCTGGTCTATCTTCGTATATTGAAAAATTCTTATCTGATAGAAATTATAAATTTACAACTAAAAATTTTAACAATGATTCAGCAACTGCTGAGAGTATCACAACATGGATATCAAATCAAAAAATATACTCAGATAAGAAACCACTTATTCCACATGATTATCAAATAAAGGCCGTAATAAACGCAATACAGAAGAAGAGGATATTACTTCTATCTCCTACTGGAAGTGGTAAGTCTTTGATAATTTATTTGTGTTTGAGATATTTACTTGAACATAATGATAAAAGATATTTAATAGTTGTTCCTACAACAAGTCTTGTTACCCAGTTATTTAATGATTTTGTTGATTATAGTAACAGAGATATTAATCTTATAAGACAGATGCATACAATATTTGCTGGTAAAGAAAAAGAAACATCTAAGAAAATAGTAATTTCAACTTGGCAAAGTATATTCCGTGAGGGAGAATCATTTTTTGATTCATTTGATGGTGTGTTTGGAGATGAGTGTCATCTATATGCTAGCAAGTCTCTTGTAACTCTTATCCGAAAGATGAAGAATACTCCATACAGAGTAGGCACTACAGGAACATTAGATAACACACAGTCGAATAAATTAATAGTTGAGGGGTTATTTGGTAGAGTATATTCAGTTACCACCACAAAAACTTTGATGGATAATAATATTTTATCCAATCTAACAATTAAGAATATCCTTCTAAAGTATAATCCACAAGATTATTCTATCATAAGAAAAGCCAAATACGTAGATGAAATTGAATGGTTGATATCAAATAAACTGCGGAATGACTTTATTTCAAATCTGGCAAATAGTATAAAGGGTAATGTTCTGGTTCTGTTCAACTTTGTAGAGAGACATGGAATCCCTCTTTTTGAGAATATAAAGAGTAAGAATAAAAAGGATGTGTTTATGATATGTGGGAAAACTGATGTAGATCAACGAGAAAGTATACGAAAGTTGGTAAACAAACACACCAACAGCGTCCTGGTCGCTTCCTATGGCACGTGCAGCACTGGTATAAGCATCAAGAACATAAATGCCATTATATTCGCCTCTCCATCAAAGTCCGTTGTACGGGTTCTACAGTCCATTGGAAGAGGTCTGAGAAAGTCTGAGACCAAGGATAGTGTTGTGGTATACGATATAGGTGATGATTTACACCACAAGTCCTACAGAAATCACACTCTGAGACATATGGATGAGCGTATATCCATATATAATAATGAGAAGTTTAGCTACAAAATATTAAATATTAAATTAGGAGAGTCATGAATTACCAACTAATTAAACTAGCAGGTGGAGAAGAGTTAATCGGAGACACGTCAAAACTAGAAGACGGATCATATGTCATAAAAAGACCTATGGTGTTTAGAACCACCACAATTATGGATCCTAGAGGTCAGCCATATGATGTCACAACATTAAAGGATTGGCTTATTCGATCTGTTGTGAAGGAATCAATAATTCATCCAACTCAAGTGACGTTCATATCTGAACCAACTAAAAAGACAATTAAGATGTATGAACTGGAACTGAAAAGAGAAGAAGAAATTGATTCTTTATTCGTTGATTTGGAATCAAAAAATCCAGAAGATCAAGATCAATTTAATATGACATTTGATGAGTTGATGAAAAATATAATGGGATCCCCAGACTTTGTTGATAAAAGACCAAAGCCAAGCAAGAAGGGTAAGAGAACTAAACTTCCAACCCAACCTCAAAGGAACAATATTGAGGATATGGGCCTAGATGACATGTCTAAAATGTTACCTGATGAGCTAAAGGATAGACCAATGGTTTATCTCTCTATGATAATCCCACCAGAAGCAATAATGAATTTAATTACTTCAGGGGTACTTGACCCAGAACAACTTCAGACTATAATAGAAGAAGTGAAAAAGTCCAATAAGTTTACAGGGGATGAGAAGAAGAGAGAAGATTTTGGAAGTAAATTCTCTGATTGGAATCCAGATCCTAAGTCAGATGATTACTGAGTATACTCAGAGTAATATGAGGACCTTTATCTTTTCCCTTTATACTCCACACAAGTGATTATACAGACACCCTAAAAAACTGTCAAGTAAAAACTTGAAAGATTCTTAAATTTGTGATATACTGATTCATATGGAAGAAGATATAGAAAAACCAACTAAACCAACCAAGGTCATCAAACATTATGTAAATAATAAGGACTTCTTGGAGTGGATGACCGAATGGAAGAAGGATGTAATAAAAGCAGAGAAGAAGGGGAATGCAAAGCCACCCGTCTCTGATGCTATAGCAAGAGCCTTTATCCTTATTGCAGAAAACCTGTCAAACAGACCAAATTTCATCAATTATCCATTCAAAGAGGATATGGTTGGGGATGGTATAGAAAATTGTATATCATACGCCCATAACTTTGATCCAGAAAAGTCAAGCAACCCATTCTCATATTTCACTCAAATAATTTATTATGCTTTCCTTCGTCGAATAGAGAGAGAGAAGAAGCAATCATATATCAAGTACAAGTGTATTCAGATGAATGATGTTGATGGTAAATTTGTTGACTGGCTGAAACACAACCAAGGATCTTCTACCTTTACTGAGTTTTTGCAGAACACATTCTTTTTATCAGAACATGATATAGAGAAGATGTCTTTAAAGGAAAAGGCAAAACTCAATAAAGAAAAGAAAATAAAGAAAACTAAGAAATAATTCAAAGGATAGGTGACTTATTAAAATCGCAATCATAGGTGATACGCATTTCGGGATCAGAAATGACTCCCCACACTTTCTCAACTACTCACTTGAGTATTTTGAAAATCAATTCTTCCCATATCTGGAAGAACACAATATCAAACAGGTTATCCATCTAGGAGATCTGCTAGATAGACGAAAGTATGTTAATTTTAACACACTTTCCCAAGTGAGAACTCGGTTCATTGATATGTTCCAAAAGAATGGCATACATATGCATATTATTCTTGGAAACCATGATGTGTTTTTCAAAAACTCAAATGAGATTAATTCAATTAAGGAATTATTCTCTGCTGGATACCCAAACATATCAATATATGAAGAGCCAACAGATGTTCGATTCGGTGATATGTGTATAGGAATGGTTCCATGGATCACCACTAATAATTTTGAGGAGTGTGTTCAGTACATTCAAAACTGCTCAT